AGATCCACCAAATGCGTTCAGACGAAGGTGGAACGGTAACAGGTAGATTTAGTTACAGTAATCCTAATTTACAGCAGATACCAGCACGACACGCGATTCTTGGCCCACTGATCAGAAGTATATTTATACCTGAGAAAGATTGTGAGTGGGGTATATTTGATTACTCGCAGCAAGAACCACGGCTCGTCGTTCACTATGCTAGTATGAAAAGTTATCAAGGATCAAATCAATTTGTAGAAGCTTATCAGGAAGATGATACAACAGACTTCCATCAATTAGTTGCAAACATGGCGGACATTCCTCGTAAGCAAGCTAAGACAATTAACTTAGGTTTGTTTTACGGTATGGGTAAAGGTAAATTAATGTCACAGCTTGGTGTAAGTTTAGAAGACGCTACAGAATTATTAACCAGTTATCACGAACGTGTACCTTTTGTTAAACAATTAATGAATGACACAATGAACAAAGCAAGTAAAAAAGGTTACTTGTTTACTTTAGAAGGAAGACGTTGCCGTTTTGATTTATGGGAACCATCAAACGAGTGGGGCTCTAAAGCTTTACCACTTGCTGAAGCACAAAGAGAATATGGTGAAAGTATGATTAAACGTGCATGGACATACAAAGCATTAAATAGATTAATACAAGGATCTGCTGCAGACCAAACAAAAAAAGCAATGCTTGAATTATATAAAGAAGGATACTTAGCTCATATACAAGTACATGATGAACTTGACTTTTCTGTTGCTAACGACAAGGATAAGCATACAATAAAAGACATTATGGAAAATTGTGTTGAGTTAGAAGTGCCAAGTAAAGTAGATGTCGAACTCGGCGAAAGCTGGGGCGACGCAGGTGATTAAAGTTTGGTTATTAGTTATGTTTTTATCTATGCCTAATCAACCATCGGTTAAGTATAATGCTGCGGTTTATTCTACTGAGGATCAATGTATGGTAGCTCGTGATAATTATATGAGGATATATGAAAGTAAACCTGAATCTTATAAACAAGGATTGGTGACAGAAGCTTTCTGTCTTCCTTTTAATGCTTTCCCTATTCCAGGTTTAAATCAAACAGGTGCTTAAACTACTTCTCATTTGTGCCACAATTATAATTAGCGTTTGCATCTGGCGTTATTACTCGCCGTATCAAACTTTTATTAGAGAATGTGTCTACAATGAGGCAATGGAATGGGATTTAAGCAAGGAATACTGTACCTGGATGTATAAAGAGTTATTAAGAGAAAATTCGTGGTTAAAAGAATTTCTTAGTTGACAGTCCCACTAAATTAGATTAAAGGCTTAATTAAATGAGAATGGTGCAACATTCTCCGAGTATGGCTGAACAACTGTAACAAAGTAGTAAGGCACGCTTGAGGAACGATATGAAGCGAATGCTTTGAAGGGTCCAAGGGTGGTACTGAAGTACTGGTTAACATTTAGTAGATGTTGATTTGTCGGGAAAAGGTTGGGGGTAGTCAAAGAATCCCCCTACTCACCTTAATAAGGAGAAAGCATGATATTAAAAAAAGATTACGAGGCAACATTTAAAGAAGGATTTCGTCTTGGTGTGCGTTTAACACGTGCAAAGGAATGTTACTCTAAAGCAGCTAATGCAAAACAATTAGGCGATCACACGATGGCCGATTTTTACAGCAACGCTGCTAAAGACTGGATGGAGCTTGCTAAAAACACAGGGCGTAAATTTACACCGACCGTGGCTCACGACCCAGACCAACCTGCTTTTGATTTTGGTGATCTAGAGCTCTCAATACACAACGAACCATTTGAAAGGACAGGATCGTGAATATTTTAAAATTTAAGTCAGTAGCTGTACGCATGGAAACGTACAAGTTACTTAAAAAAATAGCCAATGAAGAAAATAGATCTGCTGGTATGCAGATTACACATTTAGTAGAAAAAGAAGCAAAGAAAAGAAAGATGAAGGCTGCGTGATACAAAAATTAGTTTGGGAAAGATTTTATGATTCCGAAAAAGGAACAGAAAAATTAAAAATTATTAAAGCAGAAGGTGTAGGATTTCCTGCAGATCCTACAGATCCTAATAAAATTGATAACATTGATGATAGAGCAGCTCATTTTAAAAAGTACGAAGTAGGAACTATCATTGGAATCTATGATTTTTTAAGCGATCCTGATTACTACACAAAAATGTATACTATTGTACACAAGAGTCAAAAGTATGTTACAAATGTATAGTTGTTTTTGTTGTCACCAGGAAACACCGTTTCTTCATGAAATGGATAATTATCCTGATAAAAAACTTTGTTCTACTTGTTATCTTAATGACAAAGAAGAACAGGCACGATGGAATAATCAAGAAACAAAGGAGGCTTCATGATTATATGGCACATAATTGCAATTGTTTTAATTTTTTGGATAGGATGGATATTTGGCAGACGTATGCAGAATGAACATCACTGGCACGAATTAAATGCATTGCGCCACTATTATGAAAGAAAGAGAAAGACAAAGGAATGGCAAGCAAGAGAAACACATTAGAGAAACGACTACGAAAAGAAAAGGAGCGCATCGGAAAGATTGCGCTCCGTAGCCCACGGACCTGGAAAGAAGTAGAAGATAGGAATCATTGGGAAAGATTGAATAGAATTATTAGAAAGAGATATGAAAATACATAGTAACGTTTTAGCCAAAGAAGAACATGAAAGACTTGTAAAGTATATTACAGGTAATGGATTTCAATGGAGTTATAATAACGCAACGTACGACGCAAGTGACAAAACTGATACGCCGCAAATGGTTCGCTCATTAATGGAACGTGCTCACATAGAAGATTGGTCAGACGAACCTAGTCTTTGGACCTCACATCATTTTTATCATAAATATTTTTGGCAAATACCTCACTTACACGATATTTTAAAAAACTGTGATGTAGAGGGAAAGTATTGGAGAATTAAATGTAATTTGCTTCAACCATATCCCAATGCACCAGAACATCATCCTTATCACGTTGATGTTGATAATAATGACTGGCAACCGCCTGGTGGTTTCACTAGCTATATTTATTACATTAATGATAGTGATGGCTGCACCTGGTTTGAAAATGGAGGAAAAGTAGAACCAATTGCTAACACTTGTATTGAGTTTGATAGTTACATTAAACATGCAAGTTCTAACCCGACTAACGGACCACGCTACGTAATAAATTTTGTAGTAGCTAATACTGAAAGAACACTAAGGATATAAAATGAAAACAAAGAAAGTTATTTGTCCAATATGTAAAGGTAACGGTTTTACACGTCATAAGTTTGAAGCGGAAAATTCAACCCTTCAATGTAAAACGTGTAAAAGTGAAGGAGAATTAGAGGATAAATTTTATAATCAAGTGTGGATAGATGATCATGGTAATCCCGTGTGGTATCACGGACCACTTCATTTAGACACCGATTCCCTTAAGAAATATAAAATTTATATCGACTAATTTGCTTTTTAGCCCAGAATAGGCTATAATTCGCCTCGTTCACTTTGATAACCCTCGCTAAGAGTTTTGCTCATGCGAGGGTCGTCTAAAAGGAGGCTGAATGAGTAATGATAAAAAAATATTGGGATTAGTTCCTTTAATTGGTAAAAAAAGTGCGAGTGCAAGTGCTAAAGCTAAAGTACTTAGTTTGTTTCCCTTTATAGGGAGCCCTGTTAAGAAAAAAGCAAAAGGCGGCTCTATAAATAAGAAAAAATGAGCGACCAAGAGATTCTAAAGCAGCGTGATTTACTTGACGCCATGCTTGCTGCCAGGACCAATCAATATGAAAGAGTTCAAAGTATGAAGCTGATGGACTCCATTTATTTCAAAGAAAAATTACCCGAAAACGTTATTTTGTTTCCGTTACAAAGGATAAAGCGTTATGTATCTAAAACTTCCAGAGAGCCCAGTAAGAAAAATTTATAAATGTCTCCACTGTGGGGACGTGACTGTGCGCTTTTACAATTCTAATTTTGATAGATCTTACACCCCTGATGAATGGGAAGTCATTATGACGGACGGAAAAGAAGCATTGGAAAAAGCACTTAGAGTTGTTAGTGAAGATCCTAAATTTTTTTCTTAAACAGCCGTTCCTATAGATGTATTCTCCAAGATAAAAATATTTTTTTATTTCTCAGAGTAGAGGTATCCTAGGTAACCAAGTAACTTCCCTTGTATTTCCTAGCTTTTTAGGTTACCTGAAG